TGGTTCGGATGGATGGGTCATCTAACAAGTCTATCTGCGTGGAGCTTGATATCTCATTTTCATCATCATCAAGGATCTAACGTAAATCATCAAGGTCACATTTGTCCTAATTTATTTAAAAATTCTATTAATGGTTATGCTGGAAGTATGAGAGGATACGGTTTAAATCAATACACACCTGATATAGCAAATGGTAATAGTATTGCTGTTTATGAGCCAACACTGAGCATGGGTACTTTAAATAGTAATTATACGTATTATAATACATATTCACCTTGGGCTCAAAGTACTCAAAATACTGCTGATCCTACTACTGGTCTTCCATATCAAAGGTGGAACTTTCAATATTATTCTGGTACTGCAACTAAGTTTTCACTTTTAGGTAGATTGAAAAACTTTAGATTTAGTATTGGTCATGGAGATATGGAATATGAATTCTTAGACACTGGCACTCTTACTTTAAACTCAGAAGGTGAATTCGATGCTAGTGGATCTTCAACAGAATGTTGGGCTATTCCTTTTGGAAATCATAGCTTACAAGGCGGTGCGACTTGCTGGGTTAAAAAATAAAGGTTATTAGATGGCAAACGGAACATTACCAGCTGGAACATTTCCATCTGAGTACGGTCAAACTACTGATAGTGATGGTGCTGGAAATGTAACAACTACTATTCATGCAGTTGATAGCAATTTTACTCAAGATACTTTAGATCTCAGTATACAATTTGGATATAATAATACTCTCGATAGTGCGTCTACTAGTGGTTTATTGCTTAGGTCAACAATAAGGCCAAGTGACAGCGATTTTACTATAAGTGGCATACAAACTGCAGTAGCTTCTACTACTCTCGACAGTGCATCTACTGGAGGATTGTTATTAAGATCAACTTTGAGACCAATTGAAAGTGATTTCAGTATTTTTGGTTCAGATTTATCTTTAACGTCTACAACTCTTGACAGCGCGTCTGTTGGAGGTTTATTATTGAGATCAACTTTAAGACCAAGTGATAGTGATTTTAGTAATTTTGGTTCAGATTTATCTTTAGCATCTACTACGCTTATTAGTCAAACTAAAACAGCACTGATTGCTAATTTACAAACTCGATCACCAATTACTGGATTTGCCAAGAACATAGGTGATATGAAACTAGGTGATCAATCAGTAGAATTTAAGATTACAATTTAAAAAAATTTTATTAGGAGAAAAAAATGGCATTAACTGAAGAGCAAATTGAAATAGTAGAAGGATGGATGAAAGAAATCCCAAAACCAGGAAACACATATCTTTGGTCTATCGATGAATCATTTAAAACAACTACTATAAGAAAAAAAGTAGTAAATGATTTTGGTAATTGGTTTTCTATTATTGGATTTTGCGAAAATATGCCAGACCATTGGTGTTTAATTTTAACTCAATCAGAACCTTCAAGCAATGCAGACGATTATACTCAATTGCACACAATGAATGTTACTGAAAATAGGGTTACAGAAAGTGTACCTATAATTAAATGGCAAGATAATCCTTTATATGATTCAGACGATCCTGACAATTTAACAAAAAAATATATAATAGTTACGAACTCTGCTAGTGTTGAAGAAGTAGATTCTATTCCAGGCATAGATTCTGCTGATTAAATTTTAAACATATAATATATAATTATATAATATGAAAGGATATTTGAATTGGAAAATAATAATAAACAAAAAATTGAAGTGACAAATGGATATGGTTGGCCGAGTATTATATACGAAGTTAAAATGCCTAATTATAATGATATTAAAAATGAAATAGTTAATTTTATACAAAATGTAAAAGTTGAAAAACCTGAAAACTTTTCTAATAGTATTGGACCGCACGAGCAAAGACATAAAAAATTTTTAGAAGAAAGTCATCCTACTTTATTTGAAAATAATGAAAATAAAGATTTTAATGATGTAAAAAACTTTTGTTTAGATGCAGCATTAAGTATTGCTATTCAAAATAATTTTCAATTTGTTGATACGTCGCATTGGGCGATAGCAGCGCCAGAAAGTTGGTATCATATCACAAAAAACAAAGGATTTCATGATATCCACACTCATCCGCTTTCTTCATGGTGCGGAATTTTTTATGTTGATATAGGCGATTGCGATATAAAAACACAAAATGGTATTAACAGATTTTATAATCCTAACAACTTTATAATGCATAGTATTCCCGGGAATGAATATATTAGTTATACTTCGTATGATGTAAATCCAGAAGATGGCAAATTATTAATTTTTCCTGGACATTTGGCGCACTCGGCTCTTCCGTATTATGGTAAAAAAGACAGAATAGTGATAAGTTTTAACTGTCAAATAGCTGATTCTAGAATGTTTAAAGAAAATATTAATTAAAGTTTGCACGTTCGTAATGTTATAAATAATAGTAATGTTATAAATAACATAAAAGGATTTAAAAAATGGCAGCTCCTACATCACGCGCAACTCTCATAGATTATTGTAAAAGGCGTTTAGGCGAACCAGTTATTGAAGTTAATGTTGACGAAGATCAATTAGAAGACAGAGTAGACGAAGCTTTACAATATTATCGTGAGTTTCATTCTGATGCAACTGTTAGAACGTATCTTAAACATTTAGTTACTGCTGATGATGTAACAAATCGTTATATCACTTTAGCAAATAATATTATATTTGTTTCTAAAATGTTTCCGTTATCAAGCTCTTTTAATAATTCTAGAAATTTCTTTGACATTAAATATCAAATGATGTTAAATGACATTGCTGATCTTATGAATTTTGCAGGTGATCTTGCGTACTATGAGCAAATGCAGCAATACTTATCGTTATTAGATATGAAATTAAATGGCACACCACAAGTTCAATTTTCACGAAGACAAAATAGATTATATGTTTTTGGAGATTTCGCCGATGGTGATATCAAAGCAGGTGATTATATAGTAGCAGAAGTTTATACAGAAATAAATGAAAATACTCACACTTCTATATTCAATGATATGTTTGTAAAAGAATATACTACTGCATTAATTAAACAGCAGTGGGGTCAAAACTTAATTAAGTTTGAAGGAATGCAACTACCTGGAGGAGTCATTTTAAACGGAAGACAAATATATGATGATGCAACTGGAGAGATTGCAACTCTCAGAGAAAACTTGAGATTAGAACACGAATTTCCACCAGACTTTTTCGTAGGGTAATATGGCAACAAACTTATATTTTAGTCAAAAAGTAAGATCAGAGCAGCACCTTTATGAAGATATAGTTATTGAGGCGCTTAAGACTTATGGTCAAGACGTTTACTATTTACCTCGAGATATTGTAAATGAAGATAAGATACTTGGAGATGATCCTGTATCAAGTTTTAATTCGTCACATGTTATTGAAATGTATATTGAAAACACTGAAGGGTTTGAAGGTGAAGGAGATTTATTTACTAGATTTGGTGTAGAAATAAGAGATGAAGCTACATTTATAGTTGCAAGAAAAAGATGGGAACAAACTATACAAAGATATGATAATGAAATCACATCTAAAAGACCAGCTGAAGGGGATGTGATATATCTTCCTTTAAGTAAATCTTTTTTTCAAATAATGCATGTAGAACACGAACAACCATTTTATCAATTAAGTAATTTGCCAGTTTATAAAATGAGATGTCAATTGTTTGAATACACTGGCGAAGATATGGACACAGGTGTTGATGAATTAGACAATCTAGAACTTAAATACGCATACAGATATATTTTATCATTAACTAGTTTAACTGGTAGTTCTTTTAAAGTTGGTGAGACAATTACATCACCAAGTGGTGACACTATAATGAGAGGCGAAGTTGCAAAATATTCTGATTCTGATGATAAGTTACATATTATACATGCAGGAGCAGATGATGGTAAATACCACACTTTCGCTACCAGTGCTACTGTTACTGGTTTAACTACGGGTGCAGAAGGGGTCATATCACTTGTTGTTGAAGATAATCAATTATCTGAAAACGAACAAAATGCAGATTTTTCAACCGGAGCAGATTTTATCGATTTCAGTGAATCTAATCCATTCGGCGATGTGAGTAATAACTAATGTTTGGTGGACACTTTTATCATTCAAAGACAAAGAAAGCAGTTGCTTTATTTGGCAGATTGTTTAATAACATATATGTTGTGAGACAAAATTCTGCAGGAGCAGTTATAAGCCAGCTTAGAGTTCCATTAGCATATGCGCCTAGGCAAAAATATTTAGAAAGAATACGAGAGAATCCGGATTTAGTAAATGATACTCAAGTTGCTATTAAACTTCCTAGGATGTCATTTGAAATTGTATCTTTAACATATGATGCTCAAAGACAATTAGCTAAAGTTGGAAATTTTACCACAAATTCATCAACAGGCGAAGTAAATAAAAGACAAAAGTTTTTTAATCCAGTTCCTTATTCAATAAATTTTCAATTAAATGCATATGCTAAATCACAAGATGATGCATTACAAATTGTAGAACAAATACTTCCTACATTTAATCCACAATATGCATTAACTATTAAACCATTCGCAGCTGAGTATCCTGATTTTAAAGAAGATGTGCAAATTATAATACAAGGTGTTTCTTTTTCAGATGATTTTGAAGGAGCGATGGAACAAAGAAGAACAATAATTTACAGTTTGGACTTTGAGATGAAGATAAGTTATCATGGTCCAATTGCAGATACCAGCATCATACGTGATGCTAGAGCAAAGATATTCGACATCAATGCAGGACTTAGAGATTCTGATATAGGATTAGAAACAATAGTTGTTACACCTAATCCAGCAGACGTTATAGGTTTAGATGACAGTACCTTTGGATTTTCAACAGCAATTTTAGATAGTGCGAGTTAACAATGTATGAATATAGATGTAAAGTAGTAAAGATAATTGATGGCGACACAGTAGATGTTGATATTGATTTAGGATTTGGTGTTTGGTTGCATAAAGAGCGAATAAGGTTATATGGAATTGATACACCAGAATCAAGAACACGAGACTTAGAAGAAAAAAAATATGGTTTAGCTGCAAAGAAATTCTTAACTGGAATGCTAGATGATGAAGGCGGTATTATTCTTAAAACACAAAAAGATGCAGAAGGTAAGTTTGGTAGAATATTAGGTGAATTATGGAGAACAACTAACTATGCTGATCAATCTATTAATGATTACATGGTTGAAAAACATCATGCTGTAAGATACTATGGCCAATCAAAAGATGATATAGAAAATGAACATGTTAAAAATCGTGGATTGGTAACTCTTCATGAGTAATAAAAAAGATATGGAAAAGTTTTTTCCGCCGGAAGAAAAGAATATCGATAATGATTATAAG